GGCTTGAACAAGCACCGGCAGTTCGGCATATCCGAAGGATAGCCGTAAACAGGTTTACCATACATATCACCTATATAAGGCGGATCATCAAATGAAAATTGCTTTCCATTTAATTCTTCATGTAGTTTTCTCGGCTCACGAGATCCACTTGTGTGCATCCATTCAAATTTCTCTATTCCTGCATTTTTCATCTGAGCCATTGCTATGCCATTATAAGCTTTAGCGGATTGATCTTGTGTTCGAGTAATGGCGTAATTCTTTATGCCTGGATTGCGCGCTTCGAAAAATGGCACAAGATCAGCATAGCCTTTACCATTAGCAATACTGTTAAATACGGCTTTCTGTACATCATTATGATAGATAGGCGCTATGGTCTTAAAGAGTGCTGCGCTTTCCTGGGTAACTGCGCTTAACACTTCCTTCATCGTACCGGATTGAAATGCTATCGGGGAGAGTGAGACTTCACTAACCATTTTGGCAAATGCTTTATTAAGCTTTGCTTGATTGATAATCGCTGATTCTGTGGTGATTTTTTTCGCCCATATTGGCGCATAAAAGCCTAGTAGATTTTCGTATTTTCTTAATAGAGTATCAAGCCTTAAATTGATTAAGCCTGCAATCGTATCGTCATCAGCGTCCATAATAGCTTTGCGATTACTGGCAAATAATGCCTTAATCTCTGTTTGATATTCCTCTGTCATTTTTTGCACAAGTTCGCCCACTTGCTTTTTTATCTCTGCAAAAACAGGCGGGTGAAGAGGAGTGCTGACTATTGTTTTTCGTCTTTTTGGCATTTACATCCAAGCAAAACAATTTTAAATAATTCCGGCTTATTCTTAAACCAATTATTTAAGGTTTGAGGACTAACGCCAGTTAGTTCGGAGACTTCAGCAAGGCTTTTAACCCCTGCTTGTTTTGCGAATTGTGAGGCTTTCATTCCATAACCCTGAATAAAATATCTTCGTTTTCTTCTCTTAGCTCTTCAGCTCTTTTTTTTGCGTCATCTTCTGTTTCAAAATAACAGGCATCTTCAAAATCACAAGATGATGAAAGCCATGACTGAGTTAACTCATTGAAAAATTCTATCCTCATTGATTTTCTCCCAATAATTTTTTAACGCCATTGCTTAATTCGAGGCCATGTTTTTTTGATAATTCTTTTATTTTATCTATATTCTTAGTGTCCACCATAAATACACCTGATTTTATGTATTTTGCCCCTTGAATATTTTTAATATCTTTATAAGCACTATCAGAATATCCATATTCCATCATAATTTTACCTGCGTGTTGTCCGCTAGTCATTAATGACGACTTTAAATTTGGTAATGTTTTTGCAGGCTTAGCAATTTCTTCTGTTGATCCAGATATGTTTTTAACATCTTTTTTTAATATTTCATCAAAAAAACTAAATAATGGCGTGTACGCTCCTGTAGGTAATTTTATTTCTGTATTGATTTCTTTATTTTTTGACTCGTTTATTTTTGTTTTTAAAATATCAAACAATTCTTTGTTTGTTTCAGGCTTTTTAATTCCATTTTTTTCCAGTGCGCTTAATAAATCAGCTTTAATCATGCTTGCTTGTGATTTATTAGTTGAATCGGCTTGGTTTTTATACCAGTCTGACTCGGACAGTATGTGCGTCAACAAATTAAATCTATCTTTATGCTGACTCATAAATTTATCTACATTCATTTTCGTACCCTCGGTTGATTGTGATTTTTCTTTAACTTCGGGTGTTATTGTTTCATGTTTTTGTTGTTCTGTCAAATTGTTTGATGTTTCTTTGCTTTCAGATTCTTTCTTTTCGCCGATCTCATTAATCTTATCGCCATTAAATTTACCGCCTAAACCTGCAATTATATGACCTTCACCATCTAGCTTCACGTGCCTTCCTGTAGCTTCGCCTGTCTCTGCACTTTCGCCACCGCCTATAGTAATCCAGTGTTCGCCTTGTGCATCAAATACATTCGCCTCCTCGTCCTTCTCATTAAATTCGCGCCCTACTTCCTGCGGTATTCCAACCTTCTTTGCAAATTCAGGATTGTGAGCAACTGCCGCCATTAGACGCGCTTGTTTTTCTGACACACTCTTATCTTCAATATCCTGCTTTTCATCGATAGATTTAGTTAAATCGGCATTATCAAGCCAATCAATAAACTCTTCGACTGTCATAGTAGTCATGCTGCCAAAACCTGTCCAGCCTGGCTCATAATTTCTTAGATAGGCTTCTTTTGCCTCTTCTGGTGAGTTATATCCGAGCATTGATTTATGCTCATCAAAGTCATGTCTATCATCAATCTTTAGCTGATCGATGACATAAACGTATTTTGTAGCATTAAGTTCGGCTTGGGTAATATGTGGCTTAATAAATATGTCCGTACAATTATCATCATTATCTCGTGTGCCTGATATATAACCATAACTATCTTTTAACTGTGTACGCCATTTTTTCCCATCGGCATTTTTATGACTGCGCACTGAGCCATAAGGATTTTCTATCTCAAGTTTCAAGCCGTGATAATTTAATTTTGCTTTGGCGTAATCTTCGGCCTTAATGTCCTTTTTAGAAGGGAATGGCTTATCATTTAATGGGCTTTCAGCCGATTCTTCATGTATTTTCTTGTCGAGATTGGTTTCCATTACCAAATTTTCTGCGTCTTTAATATCGCTCTGTTGTGTGCGTGGCTCTTGTTCTTCAATGTTAATTTCAGGCAACCCAGCCATTTCAATACCACTATAATCACTATTTTTATCTGTGATTAATTGCTGGCGTATATCTTCCGGTGACAACGCGCCAATCATTGCATAGGTACTGGCTGTCTGCGCTTTAGTAGCATTCACATCGGCTGCTTCTTTTTCTGTCATTGCATCGAGTTTTTCCCACACAATATCTATTTCATCTGATATTCCCAATTCAGATTTAATTAATAATTGATAATGACGGTCGAGAAATGGCTCAAGTTTTGTTTGCAATGACTCAAGCGTTTCATGATATATAGCTTCTTCTGGGCTGCCTTTTTGCAGACCGCCGGATACATCGGTTTTCATAATCTTGCATACTGGCATTTGAGCGACACTGGCAACGAGTTTGTAACGACCGGCTACTAAATCATCCAATCCCATCAGTGAAGTTTGTAATTGCTCGAGCGATTCTTCTTCTCCAATTGCTTGCACGCCATAATTATTGCGTACATTTGCGAGCTGTCCTAGCTTTTCATCCATCAATTCAGGATTTAAAAGCGCCTGGCTTAAATCCATGTGCATAACATAGAGCCGCATATTTTGTATTAATTGCGGAATTTCTGCTGCTGTTACTTCTGCATTGTAGACTGACTCAAAAATTTGCTGCGTGAGAGAAATGGCTCCGTAAATATAGGAGGGTTTTAATATCTGCGCGACTTCAGAGTGACGGAAAATAATACAATGTGATTTATGATAGCGACGCCCAGCAATTACCCAAAATTCTGGCTCGTAGAAGTCTTGGCTGTTGGCGTTAGTCGAGTTGTTTCTTAATTCAGGATAGCAATAATAGGGATCATTCATAATGATTCCTTTATAACTACCTTTCTTCACACCATCAATATTGAATGGAAGCTCATAATAATCAGGATCGGATGATTCAACCTGAAATATAGCTACTCTCAAACCATATTTGCGCCCAAACACGCCAAAATTAATTAGACGTTCTTTAAGTTTCATTTTCTTATCTTTTGATAAGATTTTAGCCATTACTTTTTCATCAAATTCTTCACCATCATTTTTAGTGATTTTCCAGCCTTTTCGTATAGAATCTTCGACTGGAGCGGTCGATGCGAGATCGATGAGCCAATGCTGAGAAAGAATCGCACAAGCTTGGTAACCAATAAAACTATGTGCGCCAAACCAATTTATGTGCGTATCGCTTATTGATTCTCCATAGCCACTATTAGTGCCTAGATTAGCTGTTTCAAAATCCATAACTCCCGTTTTTAATGGCGGTACGGTTATGGCTTTATTGGTTACTTCTTCCAATATTTCATCGCGCGTCTTGCCTAATCTCTTGGCAATACGTGTTGATGGCGTTAAATCCGGTTCTTCGATAGGTTGTTTTTTACTGAATAATGTTCCGAACATTAGAATAAAAGCCCTGTTTTAATTGCTGGTTGACATGCCATGATAAAAGC